GAAGGGGTTTAACCCAGTGGCTTTGCAGTATTGAACAAAAAGTGCAAACTCAGCGGGGGTAGTCCCCCTCGCCACAGTCTCTTGCATTGTTTTGACTATTTGCTTGTCATCATAATTTATTGTTTGTAATTCCATAGTTTTCTTCCTTTTTAATACGCTACTTCAGTGTAAGCTTTTGCTCCCCAGCTCTGCGAACAGTGCATACTTGCTAACTCGCAAGTTACAGTTGCCGCAGTTCGCTGTAGCCCCAAAATAAGAGTTACAGCTAAGAGGGGCGCACCAATTATAGCACTAATTACAATATAAGTTCTTATGATTTGCTTAACATTAACCATTATTTAGCTCCCCCAAAAACTAGTCTATTCCAGAAACCGCCGGCTTGCCTTGCTGTACGTTGTTGTTCTTGAGCGTGTCGCAAAGTGTAAGCCGCAGAACTACCGTCACTGGCTTTTGTTTTAGTGTTAGCAATGAATGCGTTTTGACCATCCATGTACGCCCGAATACCTTCTGGGCTTCCCGCGATTAAAACTCCATCGCCTAGCGTGCTACATCCTGTGGTTGCGGTAGCTAAGACCGCGATAATTATTACCTTTTTCATTTAGTTTTCTCCCTATACTTTTTAGTTTTAGCTCGACCCTGTACCAGCAATCGCCAAGCCGCCCTCAAGGGCAAGACGGCTATGGCCATTACTTGTTAAGAGCGTCAAGCAAAGGATTTGAATACGGCTTTATCGGCTGACCCATCCAATCATTCGGCACTGTCTGGGTCGTCGACTCTACATACTTCTGACCAGTAAAGGGGTTAGTACGTGTTTCATGCCGGGTTACATCGCTATATCCTGTACCCCAAAGCCCTCGATCCTCAACTAACTGATTCTCGAACCGCTCGGTGTCGAAGTTATATTGCTTTTGCACCTTGTAATACTTATTTGGTTGTTGTTGAGCTGGCAAGTACTGAGCCTCGACACGGCTACTCATAATTGCCATCGCGATAGCGGCGGCTAAAATAAGTATAGCGTAAACGGTTTTCTCACCTAGCTCAGCCATCTTACCGGCTACCTCAGCGCATTTATTGTCAAACTCTCTGTATGTCATGATTTGCAATGCTCCATTATTGTTATAGCCATCGCGCCCAAAAGCGCTTGTTTATCGTCGCCCTGGTAATTTGTTACCAGCTTTCCATCTTCTACCCAGAAGCCGATGCCCGGGTATAAAATGGCAATTGCTGTTAAGAACTTAGTTGTGTCTGATTTCATTGCTACTCTTCCTCTTCCTCGTATACATAATCATTTGCGGTAAAATCGTATAAATTTGGCGTTCGGTCTTTGCTTTCAAACGTTCCCATCTCGTAAAAGAAACCATCATTGCCAAAACGTTCATGCCGTTGTATCTCGGCAATCAGTGCGTCCGGGTTAACTAAGTCAAAACGTGCATTGGCTTTCCACCACTGAATCACACGTTTTTTTGCGGGGTCTGTTAATGCTATTGCGTATTTGTTTGCCATTTCGTTGTTCCTTCCTAAGTTAGTCTCATCAGTAGCCGCATAACGGCTAGACGCCCCGAAGGGCGTTTCGACTTGTTATACAATGAAGTCTTTAATGGCTTCCTCGTAGGTAGCGCATTGTCTGACAATCTTGAACAGCGTCTTGTCGTAGTCGCAGGGTGTGGAAGTATCTTCGACGAACCATTGAACATCGCCAAAACGAGTCTCAACTGCAAATACATAGAATCCGCCGCCAATGTGTTGTTTTGTTGTAATTTGTGAACCTGCTGTCATAGTTTTCTCCGTGTTTTTAACTCTATATATACTATACTAAAGTAGAGTATATATTGTCGTCAAGAGTTATTTATTCTTTAGTAAATACAAAGGTTTTTTTTTAGACCTTGCTAAATACTACTATACTAATGTATAGTATAAGTACGATGAAGACGTTAGCATACAGGATTCGCTTAAAATTAGGCGCGTCAAAATACAGGATGGCAAAGCTATTGCAAAGAACTGAGAGTGGTTACGGCAAGTTAGAGCGCTCGGGGCAAAAGTACCGGGTGCGCGATATAATAGTGCTAAAAATAGTTTCAGGGTTAGACTGGGAGGAGTTCGGAAAGCTATTAGGGGAGTGTGTAGAAACAGATGAAAATACAGAATAAAAAAGTAGAGAGTCTAGTACCTTACTTACTAAACAACCGAAAACATAGCGAAAAACAGACAGATCGTATTGCAAGCAGTATCAAAGAGTTTGGATTTAATCAGCCCATAGTCATTGATAGTAACAACGTCGTTATTGTGGGGCATGGGCGGCTAGAAGCGGCTAAGAAGCTAGGGCTGAAAGAAGTGCCAGCGGTAGAGGTAGGTGAGCTGACGGATGCACAGATAAAGGCGTATCGTATACTGGACAACAAGTTGCAGAACGATTCCGAGTGGGACATCGACAATTTGCAGTTGGAGTTTGGCGTGCTTACCGACCTAGACTTTGACCTTTCGTTCGGCGGTTTAGACGAGTTAAGCAGTTTGTTTGACAAGGAAGAACCAGAGGTTGCCGAAGATGATTTTGAGCCTGAAGAAATTGATGAGCCGTTTATCAAGCAGGGCGATTTGATCGAACTCGGGCGGCATCGGGTATTGTGTGGTGATTCCACTAGTAGCGAAGACGTGGCGTATTTAATGGATGGAGCAATGGCAGATTTATGGTTAACAGATCCGCCATATAATGTTGCATACACCGGCAAGACGGCTGACGCGCTAACAATCGACAACGATTCGATGAGCGACGTCGAGTTCAGGGACTTTCTCGGGAAATGCTTTGTTTTGGCATTTGAATCCTTAAAAGCGGGAGCCGGTTACTATATATGGCATGCTGATTCGGAGGGATACAATTTCAGAGGCGCAGTGTTCGACAGCGGCGAAGAGGTGCGTCAGTGTTTAATATGGTTGAAAAACACAATGGTAATGGGACGACAGGATTACCAGTGGAAACACGAGCCATGTCTATACGGTTGGAAGTCTGGAGCGTCTCATCATTGGTATTCCGACCGAAAGCAAACGACCATCTTGGAGTTTGATCGACCGAGTCGTAGTGCGGAGCATCCGACGATGAAACCGGTTAAGTTATTTAGTTATCAAATGGTTAATTCATCTAAAAGCGGCGACATCGTATTAGATACGTTTCTTGGCTCCGGGACGACGCTAGTAGCCGCCGAGCAACTAGGGCGAACGTGCTACGGCATGGAGCTGTCACCGAAGTATTGCCAAGTAATATTAGAGCGTTACAAGAAGTATTGCGAGGACAATAACAAGGCGTTTGAGTGCAAGATTAATGGCGAAGAGTACAAAGCGTAGCAATGCCGGGCGACCGGCTAAAACGCTTGACGAAAAAGATTTGGAGGAGGTGCGAAAGTTAGCCGGGTTTGGACTGACTGGACGGCAAATTGCGCTTGTCAAAAAGATGAATGAGAAGACGCTGATGAAGTATGCGGCTCCGGAGATGGAGAAGGGTAGGGCGGAGGCGCACACGTTTGTTGTCAACCAATTATTTCGCAATATAAAAGAAGGGAAAGAAGCGAGTATATTCTTCTATTTGAAGACGCAATGCGGTTGGACAGAGACTCAGCGCATCGAGACAGATGTTAGTGTACAGCACGTTATTTCTGCTAAGCCGCTCGAGGAAGGGGACTGGGCTGAGAAGTGGACAGGTAAGACAATTGATATAAGTGAGGGGGAAAAGGATGAATCAAAGAGTTAAAAAACTGGCAAAGCAAGCGGTGCAAGAGTTGTATAATGACGCTGTTCAATTCGACCATTACACTGAAGTTATAACAGAGGATCTCTGGGATCTGTATATGCGCGGCTACTATCAAGCATGTTCTGATAATGCTGTAACGATGGCAACGAAAAACAAGAGCCGGGTGCGACTCTGGCTCCGAGCTGTTAAAGGGTTGTTTGTGAAGCTAGATGACGATGCGCAGTATAATTTTAATGAGCGACGCTGGCACTAGATGAAGCAAAAGGTAGTTTGGGCGCCGCAAGTCGGTCCGCAACAAGCATATGTTGAGTGTCCCTTGCCATTTATAGGATTCGGCGGCGCTCGAGGGGGTGGCAAGACGGATTCGGTACTGGGGCGCTTCGGTATCAGAGCGTGTCAGGATGGCAAAAGAAACCTTGTGTTTTTTCGTAAAGAACTACCTCAAGCCGATGATTTAATCGAGCGAGCAAAAGAAATCTATCTACCGCTCGGCGCTGGTTATAATGGGCAGAAAAATGAATTTAAGTTCCCCAGTGGCGCGAGAATAAGATTCAGACCGCTGTTTAATGATGACGATGCTGAAAAATATCAGGGTCAGAACTTAACCGATGCGGCTGTGGAAGAGGCGGGTAACTACGCTGATCCCTCACCAATTATGAAACTCTTTGGCTGTCTTAGAGGTAAAAACCCTAGTCTTACACTGACATTTAACCCCGGCGGCTCAGGGCATAATTGGCTTAAAGAAATGTTTGTAAAGCCGGCTCCTAAGGGAATGAGCATCCTATATATGAATCTACCCTCGGGAAAGAAGGTTCCTTATGTTTATATTCCTAGCCGCATTCAAGACAATAAGATACTACTCGAGCGAGACCCAGAGTATATCGACCGGTTGCATTTGGTTGGTTCGCCGGAGCTAGTTAGAGCGTGGCTTGAGGGCGACTTTGAAATACATGAGGGTTCATACTTTCCCGAGTTTAGTCAGCGCCACATTGTCAAAGCGTTTCCAGTCCCGAAGCATTGGCCGCGGTACATCGGCTATGACTGGGGCTATCGCTCCCCGTTTGCTTGTTTATGGGGAGCCATATCATCGGGCAAGGACGATGCTGGCCAAGAGGTTCCGTTTCCGAAAGGCTCTATTGTTATATATAGAGAGCTATGGGGTAAGCAGGTAGAGAATACTGAGCAAGCCGCGCAAATAGCAAAGCTTACAGGTAGAGAGAACCCGATTTGCATAGCTGATACGGCAATCTTTGCTGAGCAGGGCGGACCATCTATAGGCGAGCAGATGAACAAAGTGTTTCATGAGGCAAGACATCCCCTCTTTCAACCCGCAGATAAAGATAGGCTTTCGGGGTGGTCGCAGATTAGACAGAGACTAATGGCAAAGCCGGCTATGCTATATATATTTGATACGTGCCCATACTTGCTCGAGAGCTTGCCGAGCTTGCAGTATGACAAGCGTAAGCCCGAGGATGTAGATTCTACAGGTGACGATCATGCCGCCGATGCGCTACGATACTTGTGCAAAGCTAGAGTGCTAGAGCCTACCTACAAAAAAGAGGTAGAGCCGGCGCGAGGTGGTAAGATAGAGTTAACAGAGCTAATTAAGCGAGTACGCAAGCAACGACGCAGGCCAAAGATATGATTGAAGACGATATGCAAGAGATGCCGGGTATCAATATGTTTGGCGCTCGCTATTGGACAGCGCAGATCCAGCAAGCGCTTGATAGACACCAGCCATTCTTTAGCGCCGGCGCTGAGTCAATTAAATTATATAAAGCAAAACACGAACTTACAGAGACGAAGCGAAGACTGAACATCTGGTGGTACTCTGTTAATACCTTAATGCCAGCTTATTATAGCTCAACTCCTAAGGCTCAAGTCAGACTTAGAAAGCGCACAGGTTCACTGGCGGCAGAAGCCGGTGCTGTCATTTTAGAGCGTAATACTCAGTATGTTTTAGATGAGAACTTTGACTTCGATAAAGTGGCTCACAATGCAACGCTTCAATATCTACTGACAGGCAGAGCTATATTGTGGGCAAGGTACGTTCCTGAGTTTGAAAAGGAACTAAAAGAGTTTGAGCTATATATAGGTGAAGACGGTTCCTATCTTGACCCAGAAGGACAGCCGTTTGATGTAGAGCAAGAAGGGCTAGAACTTACTCCCGGCGAAGAGGGTATGATAGCCGCTCGAATGGAGCTTGAAATCAAGCGAGAAGATAAGGCTATCTTAGAGTGCGTGCAATACAACGACTTTCTAACTTCAGACGCTAGAAACGAGAGCGAGATAGAATGGGTGGCTCGCCGCGCTTATGTTAGCCGGCAAGAGGCTAGAGAGATGTTCGGCGAGGTAGCCGAGAGCCTCAGTTACAACTCATACCCCGGCGACCTAAAAAAAGAGTCTAAGAAGGATAGACAATGGTACGAGGGCAAGGCTGAGCTTTGGGAGATCTGGTGTAAGCGCACAGAAAAGGTTTATTGGCTACAGTTAAACGGCGATAAGTCTATTATTGCTGAGGGCGAGGCTCCGATTGACTTCGAGGGCTTCTTTCCATGCGCGATGATAAACTCATCCCAAGACCCAGAAAGCGTAATACCTACATCTGACTATGTGCATTGCAAAGACCAGATTCTTGAGGTAGAGCGCCTGACGACTCGAATCTTTTATACAATCCAAGCAATCCGAGCCAATGGTATCTATGATGCTACGCTAGGCGATGAGGTTGAAAGTTTGCTTGAGGACGACTTAAAACTAGTCCCAGTTCAAAACGCGGCTGGCACAAGAGCAAGAGGCGGCTTGGCGGCTGGCATTGAGTTTATGAACGTAACGCCTTACGTTTCAACGCTTCAAGTGTTGCAAGACGCTAGACAGCGAGCAATCGGACAGCTATTTGAAACGCTTAAAGTATCTGACTTACTTCGGGGTAATAGCGATCCACGAAAAACAGCTACAGCTAACCGGCTTGAAAGTCAGTGGTCTAGCCTTGGTCTAATTGTAAGGCAAAACGAATACGCTCGCTTTATCGGTGACGGTATTGGCTTGCTTGCTACAGTTATCGCTGAGCAGTTTGACCCGGCTATGATTATGGAAGTAGCGGACGCTGATAACTTCTTACTACCTCAGCTACCCGATCCGATGATGCTTGAAACAGTTAAACAGCAAGTTTATCAGATTATCAATGACGAGGATCAACGGTGTTACAGAATAGCCGTTTCATCTGACTCGATGGTGGCTCTTGATCAAGCACAGGAAAAAGCCGAGGGGCTAGAAATGCTTAACACCGTGGGCGCGTTCTTCGGGCAGATGCAAAGCATGATTGAGCAGTACCCGCCGCTGGCAACCTTCTCGATGGCGATACTGTCTAACCTTGTTCGACGGTTCAAAGGTGGCGAAGAGGTCGAAGGGTTATTTCAAAACGCTCTGGCTACTATAACCCAGATGGCACAGCAACGTGAAGCCGCGGCTAGTCAGCAACAACAACCTGACCCGGCGATGATGCAGATTCAGGCGCAGATGCAAGCTGAGCAAATGAAAGCAGACCTGAAACGCTATGAGCTAGACGGCAAGGCTCTGATTGAACGCGATAAGCTGTTCCTAGACCAACAACGCCTAGCGCTTCAACAGCAAGAGCTAGAGATTAAGAACAACGGTCTACAAGTCGAGGTAATGAAAATACAGGCGCAAAGCGCTGGCAAGGCTGAAGACAATGAGATCAAGGCTGAAAATAATAGGATGCAGAACTTGCTTGACCTACAACGCCTTGAGCTTGAAAGGGTCGCAACTCGGCTGTCTGAGACTGAGAAATTGTTAGAGGAACGCCGGCTTAGCCAACAGCAACAAATAGAAATGTTAAGGATGCAGTTTTCTAACGAGCAAGCCGCGCTTCAGGCTCAGATGAAAGCCGCTGAGGTAGCGGCGCAACCGCAACCAGTGACAATCAATAACATTGAAACGCCGCAGGGCTAAGCGTTTGGTCAGAAGCATAG